TGCGCTGGAACTGATGAAGCGCGGCGACATCACCGGCATGTCGTTCGCCTTCGAGGACGACTGGGAGGACTCGGAGAACGGCGTGAGCTACGAGAAGACCAACGACATCGAGGACGGCAAGGAGGTATGGCTGCGCCATGTGAAGAAAATCACCGGCCTCTATGATGTCGCCATCGTCACCCACCCCGCCTACGAGCAGACCACCGTCGGACTGCGTGAGGCTTCGGAGGCTATCGACAAGGCGATTGAGGAGCAGCTGAAGCGCGAGTGTGGCGATAAGAACGACAAGCGCGATGACGACCCCGACGACAAGGGCGAGACCGACGAGGAGCGCGAAGCCCGCGAGAAGGCAGAGCGTGAGGCAAACGGTGGTGAGACCAATGCCGAAAAGGAAGCCCGTGAAGCTCAGGAGCGCGAAGCCAACGGTGGTGAGACCAACGCCGAGAAGGAAGCCCGCGAGCAGCGCGAACTCGAAGAGCAGGAGCAGCGTTTCCGCGAGACCCGTGCAATGCGTCTGCGTGCCCGCCGTCTGCGCACCGCAGAGGAAATCGAACAACTTATTTATTAACCCTATAAAAACGTTTTTTATCATGGCAAAAATGACAAAGACTCAGATTCAGGAGCGTCAGTGCGCTATCTGGGAGGAAATGGACAAGCTGGAAAAGCAGTCCCGTGAAGCTAACGGTGGCGACATCAAGTTTACTGATGACGAAGCCGCCAAGTATGACGCACTCGTGCGTGAATCAGCAGGTCTCAGTGCCCGCGCAAAGGCTATGGCCAGCGACGACGAACTGAACCACATGCGCAGCAATGAGGACAAGGCTGCAAAGCTGCGTGAGATGCTGAAGAAGTGCGCCAAGGAGCGTAGCAACGCCACCACCATTCTCGGCAATGCCGTGACCTCTGGTGGCGACCAAAACGAGTACGGCAACCTCGAAGCAGGTGGCTTGATCCCTCTGAAGATCAACGAAATCATCGACACCAAGGTTGAAGGTCTCGAACTCCCCAACGACCTGAAGATGCAGATGGGCGTTGTTGGCAACGAGATTTGGCCGTTCTGCACAGACGACGTGAAGTTCACCATCAACGGTGAGGTTCAGAAGGTCAGCGAGCAGGGCATCAACTTCACTAACATTCAGGCCGTGCTCCAGCGTATCGCTGCCAGCGTAGCCGTCTCTCACCGTGCCATCGACAACGCCGCCTTCGACATCATCGGTTTCATCAACTACAAGATGCAGAAGGGTTGGGCTATCTTCAAGGCTCTCTTCGTGTACGCTCATGGTTCGTATGAAACCCTGAAGGGTCCGTTCGCAGGCATGACCGCCAAGGAGTTGACTCTGGACGAGAACATCGGCGAGAACCTCGCTATCGAGGCTGCCGAGATGTACGACCTCGGCTTTGAGGGCATCCCCACCTTCATCATGGATAAGGTGGTCGAGACCAAGCTGAAGTTCAAGAAGCTCATCCCAGGTCTGACTGGCGACCGCACCGTGGTTCAGGACGGTCAGGTAGTGGGCTATCCTCTCGTGGTTTCACGCTACATCGACTACTCTATCGATTCCAACGGCGAGCCAAGCCGCGACAAGGTAGGCGACACTCCTGTACGCTACATCGGTATCGGTCACTGGGGCTATCTGGCCATGCAGCAGCACGGCGAGTTCCGTTTCAATATCGACGGCGTTTCTTCGGCCAACTTCGACCGTGGCACCGTTGTCGTAGGCGTGAGCACCGACTTCTCTCTCACAGAGCTCTCAAGCAAGGTCAACGGCAACGCCTCCGGCAAGCCACAGGCGTTTAAGTTGATTAAGTTGATCGAGCCAGTCAGCTCTTCTGAAATCTAAACTCTCTCGCGTAGCAGGTTCATAGTTCCTGATACGATCGGGCGAGTGCTCCGATGCAGCAGCAAAGGCTGTCACTCGCCCGATTTCTTAGAACTACACCAATTACCCATTCAAATGAAGACACTTGCAGAAATATTCTACGACGCTATCAAGGCAGATGCGACGCTCATGGAGGCCATTGGCAACCGTGTGACGAGTACCTGTTTTGAGGTGCCACCCGACGAACTGGATAATACGCCGGTTCCGAACATCATCATCACCGACGACGGATTTGTGAACAGTCATTCCACGAAGGATGTCGTTTGGGAAAGCGATGAGGATGTGGTGCAAGCCACCGTAGATATTGCCGCAGGCAGTCCGGGCGAGGTCACCGTGCTTGTTGGTAAGGTGCGCAAAACCATCGAGGCGTACATCGTACAGATGTATCAGTCGGGGCAAGCCACACCAGAACTCCAAGAAGGCTACCCAACGTCGCAGGGCATTGAGTGGGACTGGATGAAACCGTGTTACTACCAACGAGTAATGTACCAATGTGTTACAACCAAAATCGACGACGATGAGCAAGAAAGCGACTGAAAAAACTGAGGAAACCAAAGAGACGAAGCAGCCTGCACACGTTGCAGAACTGCTGTTGAACGGCACCGTCACCCTGACTGCCAAGACGCGCGACGAGCTGGCCAAGATGGTCATCGAAATTCCCGCCGACGTGAAGTATGGTGCGGGTGCTGTAGGTAAGAATTTTGAGACAGGACTTTTCACGCTCCGTCTCGACATTGTTTAACAATTAACACATTCATATTATGGCAACATTAAAAGGACAGAACTTTCGAGTATTAGTGCTGAATGCCTTGACATCGAAATACCACGTCATAGGTATGTCGACCAACTGTACCGTCACGCTCAACACCAACGTTGACGACAGTGGGACGAAAGACGACACTGGCATGGCCGCAAAGCCTACCGTTGTCAGCAAATCGTGGCAGGTGCAGGTTGACTCGCTCAACGTGGCTGACGTCGGTCAGCTCTTGACGGCTATGAAGTCACAGACACCATTCTTCCTGATATGGGATGAGGTTTCTGTCACAGACAACCAGACACCTATAAACGAGGGTGAAGCGCAATACGGAGGTAAGGCATTCCTAACGGACGTAACCTTCAACTTCAACAATCGGGAAAACTCAGCAGCCAGCTTGCAATTTGTCGGAGCCGCCGCGCTTACAGACAATGCTCCAGCAGATACGGAAATCGTTGCAGCAGGTTCATGCACCAAGGGTCAGTTCGTGCGTCTGTTCCTGAGCAGCGACAACACCGCCACACCTGCTGCTGTTGTGGCCGCAGCCCGTCAGTTATCCCTTCATGTCAGCCTTACGGTCGAGGACAGTTCGACAAAAGACACGCCAGGAGATTGGGTGGCTAACGAGCCAACAGCCTTGAACTACGACATCTCTACGACCGCTTTGATGCGTAGCAACGACACCATCACGTCACTTGTTGGCGGAAAGACTTTGGACGGTCTCGAATCAATCTATCTGGACGCAGCACCCGTGAAGTGGCAGATTGCTAATGTTTCAGGCGACAACAACCGTACCAAGGGCAGCGTCATCTGTTCGGGCTCCTGTATCGTACAGACTCTTACATTGAATGGGCCTAACCGAAATGATGCAACCTACACTGCATCCCTTGCTGGATTTGGTTCGTACTCGGTCGGGGCATAGAACTCTCACAACGCCTGCCGCTGTCTCGCAAATCTTCATGCCGAGCAGATGGCGGGCGTTTTTCATCATCAAATAAAATTCAGGAACTATGAACAAAAAAGAAATTACTATTGGGGGAAAGACATACCCCATCGACTTCACCATGCAAGCTATCATGACTTTCGAGGAGATAGTCGACAAGTCGTTCTTCGACACAAATTTCAACAAGACCACTGACCGCATGGCTCTGATCTATGCTGCCGTGAAGAACGCCGACAAGAAGGCCGACATCACCATCGAGAAGATTACAGGATCGATGGACCTGCAAGCTATACAGGACATTATTGCCGCATTCGGTACGGTGATGAACTTGGCCAACGACTTTTTCAAGTTGCCAAAGGTGACTGAAGATGAAGACAAGGCCAACGAACCGAAGGAAGGTGACGAAAAGCCAAAAAACTAAGCTCCGCCCACGAGCTGTTTACGCTGCTTGTGGGCGAGATAGGCGTCACGACGGGTCAATTCTACTATGGCCTGCGCTGGTGGGAAATCAAGAGCATCATTCGTGGTTACAACCGACGCCACCGCGACCAATGGAGTGTCGTGCGTTGGCAGACCTACAACCTGATGTGCGCCTTTGCCGGCTCGAAGTCGTTAAGCGAAAGCGGCATTCACGGACCGAAAGACCTGTTGCCGCTACCCTGGGACAAAGATGATTTAGACGACTTGCCGCCAATGAGCGAGGACGAGAAAGCACAGCTCCAGGCCGACATGGACGCATGGCAATCGCTGCAACAACAGCAAACCGAGACCCAGCAATAGGTCTCGGCTTTTCTGTTAGTAAACCTAAAACCGCCATTCATCGGAATTGAAAAGAAACGATAAAAAGCAAAGATAAATGAAATGGTTGACATTAAACACTATCAAGGTTCAGTTGCGCATTGAGCCCGACTTCAACGCAGAGGACGAACTGTTGGAGATGTACGGCGAGAGTGCCGAGGAGGTACTGCTGAACTACGTGGGCCGCACATACGAAGACCTGGTGACGATTTACGGTCACATGCCCGCACCGCTGAAGCATGCAAGCCTGATGTTATGCGACGTCAGTTATCAGTATCGCAGCCCCATCAGCATTACCAACATCAGCATGGTGCCATACACATTCGATTTGCTGGTAAAGCCGTATATGCGACTGGCCGAAGCAAAGAAGAACGACGACGAATAATATTAATAGATTGTTTTGGTATTATTATGATTTTAGGTTTATAGTGTTTTTTTCATCTGGGCCACGGCGGTGGCCCCTTTTTTGTATTGGTAAACCAAAACCAGTTATTTGCCCGATTAGTAACCCAACTAATCGGGCAATTTTTTCGCATGGCAGATATATCAGGTGCATTTGAAGTTGACGGCATCGTTCGGCAGAAGCAAGAGCTGGAGTCTTTGCTGATGAGCAACCCGCAGATGGAAAAGAAGGTGCAGGCTCTCATCCGCAAGGTACTGTTAGCTGCCAGAAAGGAAATCAGCACCGCTGCCAGTGGAAAGATTAAGAACGACCCGCGACAGGCTTACAAGGCCGTGAAGACTGCTGTCTATCGTCGCATACTTGGTGGTAACGTCAGCATTTTGAACAAGCGCAAGGCTGGCAAGCGCGGACCCGTGCCACCCATAGTTCATAAGTTGGAAACACAGGTGAACAGCAAGGGCAACCACCGAGGAGGCAACCGCATGCCACGCTCACGCCGTACTGAAGACCTGCTGACCTATCAGGGTGCAGACCGTGGCTTCATTCTTCGCTTCCTGAATGCGGGAACCAGCGACCGTGAATCTCGTGTCGGAAATCGTGGATCAATCAGTGCCCGTTCTTTCTTTGCTACATCATCACAGCGGGCAATGGAACAGGCAGCGTCACAACTTGAAACGCTCATTGAAGAATTGATAAAAAAAGAAATATCGTAATATATGGCAAAAGGTGATATTATATCCAGGCTGAAACTTGAAAGCGGTGAGTTTGACAGCAAAATCAAGCGAGCAGGTCAAGAGCTGTTGGCATACTCAGAGTACTGTCGCAAGATGGGACTCGAAATGGGTTATGCCAACCGCGACGCCAAAGAGTTTGCAAAGCAGTTGGGCAGCATGGCCACTGTCTCGACGACGGCACGCGGTAAGATTAACGAATTGTCGGAGGCATTCGTCAATGCGAAGGTGATGTATAAGAACATGACCGACGAAGAAAAGAAGGGTGAATTTGGAAAGAATCTTGCTGCAAGTCTTGACCAACTGAAGTCACGCCTGAATAGTGCCAAACAAGACCTTGCAGATGTGAACAAGGAACTGGCTGGCGGTGGTAAGTTTGGCGAGTTCGGAAACATTCTCGATACGTTAGGCTCGAAAATGGGCGTGACAGGAAACCTGACGGAAATGCTGACCAGCAAGACGGCCCTGCTGACAGGTGCCGTAGGTGCTGGTATCGCCATTGTCACAAAGGCAACCGAGGCATGGGCTGGTTACAATGCGGAGTTGGCCAAGCAAGACCAGATAACCACCGTTACCAGGACTGAAGGGCGATGATGCCGACCGCATGACCGACAAGATGCGGGCGTTGTCCGACACCTACAACGTGGACTTCCGCGAGGCTGTGAATGCGGCCAATACGCTGATGACCCAGTTTGGCAAGAGTGGTGACGAGGCAACGCAACTGATCAAGGACGGCATGCATGGCATGATTCGGGGCGACGGGCCAAAGCTCCTCTCCATGATTCAGCAGTATGCTCCAGCATTCCGTGATGCTGGTGTGAGTGCTTCTCAGTTGGTGGCCGTCATCCAGAACTCGGAGGGTGGCATCTTCACTGACCAGAACATGAACGCCATCGTGATGGGTATTAAGAACATCCGACTGATGACTGACGCAACCAGTCAGGCATTGGCACAACTGGGTATCGATGGAGAGAAGATGTCGAAGCAACTCTCTGATGGTTCGTTGACCGTGTTCGACGCATTGAAGCAGGTGGCCGCTCAGCTTCAGACGGTTGACTCGAACAGTAAGACCGCAGGTGAAGTCATGCAGCAGGTATTCGGTCGCCAAGGTGTGACGGCTGGCACTAACCTTGCCAAAGCCATCGAGACGCTGAACACCGACCTCGAACAGACCAAGAAACAGACTGGTGAGGTAGGTGACGCTTTGGCCGACCTTCAGACAGCCAACGAAAAACTGAACAAAGCCATCCGTGATTGCTTCGAGTACGATGGCTGGGACAAAATGGCCAACGGCATTCGTGCTAACCTAATAACTGCGTTAGCTGCTGTTGTAGAAAAATTGGCTGACATCAAAGCCGCACTTGGCGGTTTGCCATTGCCTTCTCAGATAAAAAACAGCCAATCAGCAGGTCAGAAAGACATGAATGAAAGACTTGACAACCTAAAAAACAGCGAAGTCAAGCAGATTCAAAACCGTGTCAATATGGCCTATTATAATCATCAGGTAGGCCAGCGTCAGTTTAAAGTTAACTCACTAACAGGTAACGATGCAATAACAAAAGGACTTCGCAAAAAGGCAGAAGCCGACCTTCAAGCATGGAAAAACCTGCGTGATGAATATGCAAGTAAAGCTAAAGATATACTTCAATCCAGTATAGATTTAGGTAAAAAGGAAAATATAAAGATAACTCCTGAGCCAAACCCACGACGTACAGGTGGCAATAAGATGACCACGACTAACGTGCCGACATACGCAGATGACTCGTTGGCCGCTCAGCAGGCAGAAGTGCAACGGCTGACTAAGCTATGGAACGAGGCTGGTGCCGATATGCAACAGGGCTACGTTGAACAGTTGGTGATAGCCGAGAAGAAGCTGCGCGAGATGAAGGCCAATGCCGATGTCATGAAAGACTTGGCAATGGGCAAGTTCTCTGGGCAGGGATTCGGAAGCATAGCCGAGGCCATCGGTGCCTTCGGTTTGCCAACAGGCGTTCCAACAAAACAGAAGGGTATAGAGACTCCACAATGGCTGTCGCCTGAAACGTTGGCAAAGGCTAACCGCGAGGCCCAGAAGACAACGAAGATCAAGACTACTGAAAAGCAGGAGAAGAGTGCTGTTGAAGTGATGTCGCAAATGAATAGCGGCATCAGTCAGATTGCAGGTGGTATTGAAGGACTCGGCATTAAGTTGCCAGAAGAGTTGAGCGGAATATTGGGTGGTATTAACTCGATGCTGTCAATTCTTCAGGGTATCACGATATTGGTTCAAGGCATTGCGGCTATGCAAGAGGTCGGGACATTCCTCGGCATCATACCAGGTATGGCTCGCGGTGGCGTTGTTCCACATGCTGCCAACGGCTACTATGTGCCAGGCAACAGTTTCAGTGGTGATAACACTTTGATCGCTGCGAATGCAGGCGAACTCATCCTCTCGAAATCAGCACAGGGTAACCTCGCTTCAATGCTGAACAACGGCGGACTCGGCAATTTGCATCTGGAAACGTATCTGGACGGTCGTGCCATCCGTATCGTACTGAACAACGAATCGCAGGGCAGACTGAAGGGTAAATATGTAACAACAGGAAATAGAGGATAGTATGGCACGAAAGATAAAATGGCGACTACAATTTAAGTCGCTCAAAGGGACAGGCTGTTTGGTTAACATCTATGAAGAGGGTTACAACGGCAGCTCAGCAGACACCACAAAGACTGGTGCCGACGTGCCGTTTGCCGTCGAGACTGGAGTGACGGAACTGATTGGTACTGCCGTTCCCTTTACGTATGATGAAGATGACAGCAACGACCTGACTGAGTTCATCAGATACAAAACTGGTTCTATTAACGTCATCGAGACAAATTACGGCGAATTAAACGACTTATACCCCACAAGCATACGCCAGCACTTTGTAGAGGCGTTCTATGGTAGCGAGCGCGTGTTTACAGGCTTTATGCAATGTCAGGAGTTTGACGATGCTTGGGTGGCATCGCCGAGAGAGTTGAGCTTTCCTGTAGTGTCGCCACTCGGACTGTTGGCTGCATTCGACTTCAGCATTCCAAACGATCATGGACTGGTTACACTTGGAAGTCTGATGCAAGAGGTACTGATTGGATTGAACCCGTCAGCAACTGATAGCACAGTTTCAGACTACCAAAACGTCATATATCCAAGCCAAACGCAATATGTACCTTGGAATAACAAGATTAATTCGACTGTCATTGTTCCACTCAACAGCGGCTTCAAGCATTACGATCACGACAACTATGGAAATCCTATCGACTTGTATCTGCCAAACAGCTATGAGTATTTTGTTGACGGTATATGCAAATGCTTTGGTTGGATAGTGCACGACACACCTTCGGGGCCGGTGTTCTCGCAGTATGATTACGGAGGCTCTTATCAAAAGCTGACAGTCGCTGGACTTGTATCGCTGACTGGTGTAGAATGGTTGCAACAGTTGGCAGACTCATTCAATACATATTACAGTAACGTAGATGACAATGCCCAACAGAGTATAGTCATGCCCGCTAAAAAGGTGACACTAAAACTGGAAGGTACGGGCATCAGTAATAAAGAACTGACAACGAAATACGCCACTTCGCAATCATCTATGCAAGGCGGTTCGACATATAGAAGCGTTTCCATGGTACAGGTTGGTCCGAATGTCAGCGCAACCTACTTGGGAAGAGCAACCATCGACACAGGAGGAGGACTCTTCAATAAAGGAACATTCCCGCTTGCATACGGAAAGATAGAAAGCGGTGTCGTTGCTGTTGAGCTTAACGAAGCGTGGGTCATCAAATATAATTCATCGTGGGCTGACAATACACAGCTAATCAATGCCAAGTTCTTCGGAAACATACCACGAAGTGCAAACGGATATTGCCTGATAAAGCTGAAAATGCAACGAGGTTGGTCACTTCAGGATATGAACGATAATGGATATGAAAGTTTCCTGTTGAATTTGGTCATCAAGATTGACGGCAAGTACGCTGACTTAACCAATAGAAACTGGTCATCGACAATAGTCTATAATTCAATCACTATTGACGGCAGCACGGGAAAGGTAATGCCAAACGAATCGCTACCATCGCCACAGATAGGTCCGCCGGAAGACATCGGTGATGTTGACGGCATCATCTTTGGTTATGGTTACAATGTGTCTGGATTGGTAGAGATAGGACTATACAAAAACGGAAGTTCTGATTTGGAAGATGGAGAAATCCTTCGCATCACTGGATTATCCGTCGAAGACCCAGGACATATTGACGAAGCATATAGCGGTTATTACACCGACAAAGATGAAATCGTGGTTGGCAACAACCAAACGGGAATAGACGCCAAGGAAATCGACGTGCCTTTCTACAACTACCAACGCGGCGAGAACTCCATCTGCAACACAGACGGAACAATCTACGGTTCATATCCGACATTCCCTTACATGTTCAGACCATTGCACGTACTGACTGAGCGCGTAAAACGAACGACGGCAGTCATCGACTTCAACGAGTACGCAGCTAAATGGACGTACTGGATATACGGATGGCGGTGGCGCATGATAGCCAAGAACTTCAACCTACGTGAAGACGAATATACGATAACACTTGCAAGATCATCATCAATAGAATAAAGATATGTCAGCAATCAACGGAAATCAAATCATACTGAAGAAGTACGTCGGCAATGCGTGGCAGACCATCGGCTACATCCGTAGTCAGGAGCCTGAGACGCACGCTGACATGAACGAGAAGTCGAGCCCGGACCAAGGTGCGTGGCGCGAGTTCCTTGCAGGCAGAAAAGGTTGGCAGATGACAGCCAACTGGATAGTGGGCGTGACCAGCCAGATAGCGTGGCTGTTGGAGGCAGGCGAGAAGTATCAGCTGCGGTGTGAAGACCGTAGCAATTCGAACGTCTATGTCGAAGGCTATGCGTTTATAGATACGGTTCGCATCACCATGACGCGCGGAAACATCATACAGGGTAGCTTCCACTTCACTGGAACTGGTGCCCTGACAGGACCACAATAGCGAGATGAACGGCAACAGATTCATATTGAGCATGGGTGGCGTTGTGGTGGCTGCATTGGTAGCCCATAACGTCGATACAAAGACAGGCAGCATCGAGGTAGCCAGCAAGACGCAAGGCCAATGGCGCGAGTACATCATGGGCCGTTGTCAATGGTCTATAAATGCCGACTGGCTGATGCTGTCGTCCGACAAGATGTCGAACCTGTTGCAAAACGGCCAGACATTCGACATCAGCAGCTACGACCGGCTGAACCAGCGTACCAACGTCCACGGGATGGCACGATTGGAGTCATGCCACATCCGCATGGAGCAAGGTGCAATAGTCCGAGGTCAGTTCCTGTTGCGTGGCAACGGCTATCTGTTTGCTCAGGGTTCGCAAGGTGACTTTAACTTCGACTTTAATAGTGACTTTTATGTTTAGTTCTTAGTTTAACATTATTGATTATTATTAAAACGAGAGAATGTTCGAATAGGCCGCGTCATCACGACGCGGCCTATTCTTTTGCATTAGAACGTACCAGTCAGACTTGCCGTCCACTCATCGTTAATGGCAACAGATTCAGTCTCGGCATACCTGAACAGCCCACCACTATACTCAGAAGCGCGATTACGTTTAAAGGCAGCATTGTATATAGTTGCACCGCCAATCGCATTACCATCAGAATCCTTGGTTGAAAGGGTGACATCAGTAGTCCATTCAGTCACGCTGCTAAATCCGAAAATGCTGACGGAAAGAGTTCCAGTTGTCCCAATATAGTTTGATGGCACTGTGATTACTCTCGACTGACTGATGATGGGCGCAGTAGGCTCACCTGTGCGATAGTTCATCCCGTAATACCAAGTGTTCGGCGTCACTTCAACTGTTGCTGTACCAGCTGGCACCTCGTCTGTAGCCGTCACCTTCAGCTTTGTCGATACACGATCAAGTGTCACAGCCCTGTTGCCGTTGCTCGTATTGACCACCGTCACTTCGTAATCAGCCCAGAATGTATCGCTTGGTTTTTCCCACGTTACGGTCGTAGTACCTGCATCGAGAGTCGGGGTAGTACCTCGTGAGGCCACGAAATAGATGTGGTGCGTCCCATAGTTTAATGCCATTTGTGGTTGTCCCCACGATGCGTCCGCCGTTGTCTGATGTATGCTTTGCACGCAGTTGTCACCAACGAAGTCAAACAGCCAGAGGTCTGTCATCTGATTATCTTCAGCAGACAGGTACTTACCTGCTCGTGTCGTCCCATCAGCGTCAACAAACACCACATTGCCAAAGTCGCCCTTCACGGTAAACGTAAACTTCTTGGTTGACTCAGCAACCTCGATTCCGCCCGCCATGTCGTCTTCAGTCAGCATCTCCTTCTCGCAGCCGCATAGTAAGGCAGCGGCCACCGCCATAATAAATACTCTTTTCATAATGATTTATTGGTTTAAAATGTCTATATAAAGGGGAAGTCCCCCACTGTTGCCACGATGTCGTCTCACTTACTTCGATGGTATGCAGAACAATCCACACAGCGGGGAACTAAGCCCTTTTCGTGGAATAATTCTGCGTTACCGTAAGTGAGACGGGTGCAAAAGTAAGATTTTTCCGTGAATTGTGCAAGCATTTACGAAAAAAGTTGTATATTTGCACCGTAAATCTAAAATTCGTCTCACTTAAAACTAAGGAACTATGGGAATATTTATGGGTATGACTCTGATAGCAGCCATCATCGCTGGCATTGTTTTATTCAAAGAGTATTGTGACAAGAAAGACCGAGAGAAGATAGCCGAGG